TACTGTAACAACGACTACCCAAGAGGTTGGACAAATCAACATTGGAACAGAGACTTCTCTTCAAAGTAGTTATGTAAACAAATCTCTTGGCGATAAGATTGTAGACCTTTCTTTAATTCCTTACATGCGTGAAATTCCAATTCACGTTTCTGTTGGAAACATGAAACCGCGCACCAAAGTACAAGCATTCTTTGATAATGTTAATGTTGATGCATATGTTCGTCCAGATGAAAAACTAACAGTAACATCAACAAATCGTACTGATTTTCAGTTTACCCCAATGGCAGACCCTGGATCACAGGCAGATACAGATAGTGCAAGATTTTGGGATTCATTTGACCAAAATTCTGGGTCATGGTTAAAGCAACCATTTGCCGCATTTGGATTTGGTGATGTGGTTCGCAACCAAGTACACACACCAACAACTGTAACTAACGTAACTCAAGTTGGTAATGTAACAACTATCACACTCGCAAGCGTGAATGGTATTGCAGTTGGTCATATGGTCACCTTTGCCAACATTGGTGGTGCGATAGAACTTAACTATGATGGTGTTAATGATAACAGATATTTTGTAGAAAGTGTAAACACTGGAACAAATCAAATTACTATTATTCAAATTGATTATAATAATTCACCTGTATCTGCACTAACCGCATATACCAGCGGTGGAACTGCTACAAGATTGCAAGCATCTGGTGTTGTCTCTTATCAGAGACCAGATGATCCTAATGGTGCCGCTAACGCTCCTGTTGATATTAATATTACAAACAGACAAAATGGATTTGCAATTGGTGACGTTTTAACAGGAACACTTCTTAATAATGCTGGTAATATTAACCAGTGTACAATTACAGCGGTGAATGATGTAACAGATGCTACATCAACTGATGTTTATAAGAAACTTCAGAAGTTTGGTGGTGATAAGATTACTGATGATGATGGTTCATTTAATGGCGTATTCGTTGTACCAAACAATGCATCAACGCAGTTTAGAACTGGTGAGAGAGTATTTAGATTAATAGACAATATATCGAACAATCTAGATTACGGAACACACTCAACCAAAGCAGAGAGAATTTTCCATGCTTCTGGTCTAAATGAAGAGAGAGAAGAAACAATTCTATCTGTTCGTCAAGCAGAGTTTGTTCGTGACCGCGTACAGCAAGATAGAGTTGTGACAAGAAGTATTGGTACATCTTCAAGATTTACCCCAACTCGTAGAATTGGACATGATCCACTTGCACAAACTTTTGTAGTTCAAGATGTTATTGATGGAGCAATGATTACTAAAGTTGATTTGTTCTTCTCTGCTAGAGGTACTCGCCCATTAATTGTACAGTTACTTAATACTAAAGATGGAAATCCATCAGGTAAAATTCTAGCACAGAAAACAATTCCTGCATCAGCAATTAATACTTCTGATGATGCTACTGTATCAACCACTATTTCCTTTGATAGTCCTGTGTTTATGCAACAAGACGCAACTTATGCGCTTGTTCTTAAAGCAGATGAACCTGGAATGAGAGTATTCTTCTCTGAAGTTGGTAAAACAAATATTGGTGATGGTCGAATTGTATCTCAAAATCCGTTAACTGGAACAATGTTCTTATCGCAGAATGGTGGAACATGGACTCCTTTCCAAACTAGAGATTTGAAGTTTACCTTACATCGCGCCGAGTTTAGTGATGCAGTTGGACAAATTAACTTTCAAAACTCCAGAAATGGTTACACAACTTTAAGAACTGACCCATTTGAAACAACAACTGGTTCGAATAAAGTTCGTGTGTATCAAAGAAATCATGGATTTGTTGCTGGCAACAAAGTATCAATTGCTGGAGTACCTAGTGGATTCTATGGTGCAAACTCAACAAGCGTTGGTATTCCACACACAGAGTTGAATGGACAACATACAGTTGTTGCTCCAGTTACTACAGACACATATGTCATTGAAGTTACTGAAGCAAACATCGCGGATGGTGGAGCGTATCCTGGAACTGAAGCAGATATTCTTTCTGCAGATTTTGTTGGGGGTGCTGGAGTTCGCGCAACTAGAAATCTACCAGTTGACGTTATTACTCCTACTGTTACACAACTAAAGTTTGCAAACACATCATTAACATATGACTTGAATATCGGCAATACAAGCGGAGTATTTACTGGATTGCAAAATATTCCTGAAAATGATATTACATATTTTACAGATAGAAAATCTATAATGTCATATGATAATCAATCAACGGCAGGATATTCTGCTCAACTAAGAGCAACATTGTTTAGTTCTAATTCTTTTGTAAGTCCTGTAATTGATAGTCAGAGAGTATCGTTATGTACTGTTGCTAATAGAATTGATAACTTGACTGCATCTGATGTCAATGTTGCTGACTTTGATAATAGAACTGTTGCTACTGCAAATACAAATATTGCATACTCTGCAACTAATAGTACTATTACAACCACTGACGCAACTCTTAGAGAAGAGTTTGATACATTAGATATTGGTAAAGAAATTACAACTAGTGGTTCAGGTAACGCATCAAATGATAAAACTTATATCATCACAAATTACAAAAATGATGGTACCACATCGACTATTACAGTTTCACCTGCTCCTGGAGTAGATGAAAGTGCTAGTAGTGCTATCACTCTTATCCAAGCAGAGAAGTTCATTCACGATATTGCACCCGTTGGCGCAACCAATCTTGCAAACTATGTCACTAGAAGATTTACATTAGAAAATTCTTCTACCGCGATTAAGATTTTATATGAAATGAACAGACCTGCCGGAACAACAGTTGATGTTTATTATAAGGTATTGCCTGATGGTGATGAAGCAACATTTGACACCATTCCATATGTACAAACTACGACAGAAATTCCGGATTCACCAGATGAAAATCAATTCATCTTTAGAGAAAGAACACATCTAGTCGAAAATCTAAATGGATTCTCATCAATTGCCGTGAAGTTGGTGTTTAAATCTACTAATCCAGCAAGCGTTCCGCAAATTAAAAACTTGCGTGTACTTGCACTGGCGGTGTAATATGTCTTCTAGACTTAGAATTGAAGGGCATGATAATTTAGTTAGAGATGTGTCAAGTGGTGCAGTAATTAACACTTCTAAACACGAATATATTCAATTTATGCAGGCGTATAATAATAAAACCGCAGAAAAACAAAAAGTAGAGCATCTATGTGATGAACTAAATAGTTTAAAAGATGAGATGACAGACATAAAGAATTTGTTAAAAGAAATTTTGGAGAAATAATATGGCAGTTACGCAAGTATTATCAACGGACAGTTTAGACCAGTGGCGTCAAAAAACAAATACAGTATCTACAACTTTAGGTGATCCTGCTTCTCTTCCTGCTGGTGTAACAACTGTTGTTGGTGGTGTTAATTCTTTGAATAATAATGTTGGGGATTTGAATAACTTATCAACAGCAAATAAATCAAATATAGTTAGTGCCGTTAATGAAGTAAAAACTAATTTTGATAATTTATCAACCGCAACTGCATTGACGCGACCACAGTTGATTGCATTTGCATAGGAAGTAAAAATGGCAGTAACTATATTCGACAGATTAATATCTCTAAAGGAATGGTTTACTAGAACTAATACAATGTTTAATGATGTTGGAGATACAACTTTATTAGATGTATCTCTTGGAAATAATATTATCAACGGCATTGGAGTTATTGAAACGAAAGTTGGAGATACTTCATTACTTGCGGGTGATATCAGTACTGGCGATGTTGTTGGTACTATGAACGAATTGAGTGATAGAATTACAAGAGCGAGAATTTCAGAGGGAGAACCTCTAGCATATGATATGCATCCTATTCATGTTGTTGGAACTGACACTGATTTAGATGCACATGGATTTTATGAATAAATACTATAAAGGATAGAGGAAACAAATGGCAAACGATTTTGAGAATAGAATTGCTAGTGGGGTAGGAACATCAAGAGTTGATATGTATACTACACCATCCGCAGTAGGTAAGCGTAGTATGCTTATTGGATTAGAACTTGCTAATACCACTGTTAGTGCAATTGCCGTTACAGTTGAAATCTGGGATGATTCCGCTTCTGCATATGTAGTGCTTGGAAATGGTATAACTATACCTGCGAACTCAACGCTTTCATTTATTAGTGGACAGAAGATTGTTCTGAATGAAAGTGATAAAGTAGCAGTGACAAGTGATACCGCATCATCACTCAATGCAATTGCAAGTATCTTAGAGGACATCTAATATGGCGAAATATGTAGGCGCACAACCGAGAGTATCAGGTAATAGATTAGATGGCGGTACAATTACCACTTTCAGTTCAACTGGAATTGATGATAGTGCATCAACCGTAACGAATTTAACAATTACAGATACACAGCAAACACAAACTGGCATTATTGTAAATACTGCCACAACTGGTATTCACACATTTAATACCGATACTTTAGCAATTGATACTGACAATGATAGAATTGGTATCAATGTTGCCGCGCCTGCACATGCTGTAGATATATCAGGTCAAGTTGTTAATATTTACCATAATGATGCGGGCGCCGCAGGCGCACCTACAATTATACTTGACAGAGATAGTGCATCTCCTGTAGCAAGTGACCAACTTGCTACATTCTGTGTTAAAGGTAGAAACGATGCCGCTGAGAGTACAATTTACGCAGAAATGTATGGGCACATTGGTGATCCTACAGATGGAGCAGAAAAAGGTGAGTTTGACTTTAATGTTATGGCAGGTGGAACTCTCAAATCTGTATTGATGTTAGGAGCGGATCAAATTATTGTTAATGATGGTCAAACTTCACTTGACTTTCATGTAAAAGGTGATACTGATCCTAATCTTCTATTTGCAAACACAGTAACTTCAAGAGTTGGTATTGGAACACTGTTACCAGAACAGAAACTTCACGTTGTTGGTGATGTTAAGATTGACGGAACAATCACATTCTCAGATACCGCCGCTGGAGCAGGTGCCGCGACATTTACTATTCGTGATGAAAACAATGCTGATAGCGCGGCACAAGCAAGAGTAAATCTAGAAGATAGTGATGGTGACATTTTAGGAACTGTAGAACTACTAGACGGTGACATGGTAGTTGGTGCTGATGACCAACTTATATTAGCAACTGACAGAAACAACTCATACGGTGAGTTGAAGTCTACAGTCATGTATGCTCATAAGAGACTACCTGAGGCGGTTCGTCTTAATGGAGTATCAACGCTAACAATTGCTCCTTTGGCGAACCCTGAGTACTTCTCAGAGCAAACAGCGTGTACTATTACAACATCTTCAACTGGAGAGTTTAGTGCATTCACAGAAGGTGATGTGTGTAAGATTGAAGGGTGTACAAACGCCGCAAACAATCAGTTAACTCGTATTATGGACATCACAGGTGATGTGATGACAGTTCATGGATTCAGAACTTCATTTGTTTCAGAGAGTGGTGGTTCAATCACATTGTCTGAAGGTGGTGGTCCGTGTATGCATATTCCACCATATGTTAACTTTACATATGCAACATATGGACAAGACCAGAATACTTCTCGCGTTGCGACAATGCGCTATGTAAGAAATGCTATTTCTGGTTTGATTGATAGTTCACCTGCCGCACTAGATACGCTTAATGAACTTGCCGCGGCGATTAACGATGATGCAAACTTTGCTACAACTATATCCAATTCACTAGCATTAAAAGCAAATACCGATATGGACAACTTAACTGCTACCGGTATTGAGCAAATTAGAGACTATGTTGGTACATACGTTTCATCTGGTACTGGTACATTTACTGGAGCAGGAAACACTATTGTAGTAACAAACAATGATGCTGGTGATGTTATTGATTTTCAAATTGATGTTAATGCACCAACAATTGAAGTAGATATCACTGGAGATATTACTGCTAATGGTTCTGGAACAATGACAGATTTACAAGATGTTACAATATCAATTACTGGTGCGACCTTATCTGCGGCAAGCGTTAATGCAACCGCTCTTGTTACTGCACCAAACTTAGCAAACATTGTTACAGGTCTTACCAGAATTACATCAATTCAAGGTAGTGATGATTTGATTGTTGCTGATGCTGATGATGGATTTGCTTTGAAGAAAATTGCAAGAAGCATTGTAGCACCTGCGGCATTGAGTGAAGACTTAGGTTTCTTTGCTATCGCTATGGGTTAATAGCAGAGAAAATATTATAAATAGAGTAAAGAGATAGGATAACTAAAAATGGCAGTTGGTAATTTTAAAAATGCAAAAGTAAGTGGTGCTTCCACATCAGGAACTTCATTATATACAGTTCCCTCAGGTAAGTATACTACAATTCACGCAATTTATGTGACTAACAGATATAATCTTGAAGATTTGTATTGCAACATCGCAATCGATGATGGTGCAGGTAACTTGTTTTACATTGCATACTTATATCCTGTAGCGGCAAACTTAGGCGCCGTCTGGGAAAGACCTATAAATTTAGAAGATGGTGAAATACTAAAAGTGACTGCCTCAAGAGCGGATTCACTGGATGTGGTCGCTAGTGTTCTAGAATTTACACCGTAAAGAGAGAGTAATAGATGCCTTATATTGGAAGAACAACAGACGTAAAAGTAAGACAACAAAGAATATTAGGAGATGGTACTCAGAAAATCTTCACATTAGATTTTGTGCCAAATTCTGATAATCAGTTGGCGTGTTATTTAGATGGTACGTTTCTAAATGACCAAGATTGGGTATTCAAGCATCCTAATAAGGTTGTTCTTGCTGACGCACCAGGTGATGGAACTGAACTAGTCATTGTTGCGCCTAAGGCAACAGATATTCAATCTACCAGACATAAACTTCACATTGCAGATAATATTCAGAGAATTTTTGATTGTGGATTTATTCCTCCTAACGAATATTCAGTTTTAGTTACCGTTAATGGTGAAGTGCAACAAGATAGAGATTATGTGCTTTCTGGTAGTAAGGTAATTCTTAATACTGTTCCATCTCTTAATGCTGAAGTAGAAATCAGAGGAATCTATGATATCATTGATCCTACTGGTCAAACTTTAGCATCAAACAATCTTGCAATTAGACGCACTAGAGAAAAGACTGATGGATATCAGAATATTATTCCTATGCATCAGTATGTGCAAAATGAAAATAACGTAATTGTATGTAGAGGTAGTTCGGATAACGGCGATGCTATTGTATCTAACCAGCGCGAATATTTAATTACAAGTGGTTACAAATATGTTCACAATGATGTTCTAACCGAAAACACAGAAATTGAGTTTAGAAATCTCCAAGAAGGTTCTCCTGCACAGTATACAAATCTGTGTAGACGAGTTATTATGACTAAAGACTTTGAGGGTGTTCCTGCTACTGTTTCTGTTGGTGCTTCAGGCACTAGTGGATATACAACTGCCAATAATGTTAGAGCATATGGTGGTTCTGGAAATGAACTATGGGTTAATATCACTGCCGCGGGAGGCGTTGTAACTGGCGTTTCAATTTCCAGCATCACAGCAAATCAATTCTCGCGAGAATTTCAAACATCAGAAGCATTGAATATTTATCAAGCAGGTAGTACAAATGATGCTACAGTTATTATCGATAGTGTTACCAATAATGACGGACAACAGTATTTTGATATTAATAACACCAGATGGGATTCATTAGATAATGCATGGTTGTCAGATACAGCATACACACTGACGAATAATGAACATGAATATCTAGTATCAGTAGATGGTATTATTCAACCATATAATACATATACCAATACTGCAGGAGGACCAGGAGACCCATCTGGATCAGCAATTACTACTGTTAATATAGGTTCACTTGTTGGCGAAGATGAAAACGCTTCTTTTGTTGAAATTAGGGACATTGAAAGATTAATTAGTGACCTAGACGTTTCAATTAATGGTTCTGTTGGTGTAGAGCGTATAGTGTGGTCGACAACAGGTGCCTCAGCGGCATTTGACATAACATCAGGTTATACTGCAAGAACTTCAGACTTCCAAGCGACATTTAACTCAAACTTAGCAAACGAACAAAAGTTTATGGTGATTGTCAACGGTATTATTCAGGACAGAGATAGTTGGGCATTAACCACAGATACTTTAACTATAGGTGGGACTGCCGGTCATTCAGATGATGCTGTTACAGGCGCGCCAGTTGTTGTTGAACTAATTTTCTTCACCGGACTTGATTCCACATGTCAAGATGCTTTACAAATTGATATGACAGGAAATCCTGCAACTGGTGTTGGTGACCATAAGTTTATTCGTCTATACGATAGAGCAACCGGAACTATTGAATTACATCCAGACAGCGAATCCTCTGTAATCATCTATATTGATGGTGTATTACAGCAAGACAAAGCATATTTTGTAAATAATAACAAGATTTGTTTCTTTGATGAAGCACCTCAGTTTGGTTCTATAATTAATGTGAAAGTTTTGAAGTGTACTGAAGTTGCCGCGGCGAATAGAAGAAAAGCAATGTTTAGAGGTGATGGTAGTAGTGTCAATTATACATTACCATTTACGTCTACGACAACTCCAGATGATTTTGGTATTTTAGTATATGTGAATGGTAGAATGTATAGAGATAATGAATATGCATTGACTGGAACAAATCTAACATTTAACACCGCACCTACAAGTGATGCATTTGTTGAAGTTATTGGTATATTCGATATTACAACTTATGCTGGTGTATCATCAGATACTAACTTAGAAACCAAAAAATTAACAATCGTATGTGATGGTATTAGACAAATTTTCGATTTGGGGGAACTTGTTTTCGAGAAGCATTCTTATGGAACTGTACAAGACACATATAACGAACAAAAACTTCTAGTATTTTTAGATGGTGAATTGAAAGGTCAACATGAATATGTTATTATAGGTAACAAATTATATTTGACTGCAATTCCTAATGATGGAAATACCATTGAAGTTGTTAGATTTATATAAAAGGGAACCAAAATGGCATTAACAAAACTAACTAAACATATTGTACATGGAGCAACTATTGTTCAAGTTCGATATAAAGACTTTGCGGATATGAACTTTAATAATACCGGCACTGAAAATGACTGGGACAGTATTACGCTAACTCCACAATACGCTGATAGTATCTTAGAGTGTCATTTTAGTGGTGTTGTTGCAACACCAACACATCCTGATTCCGCTGAAGCAACAATGTATTTGGATATCAACGGCACTAATGAATATACTATCGTTAATGTTAGTGGTCCTGGTACATACTCATTCTCATTCACTCAGTTTGGACAACGAGAAGGTGATTCCGTATCTATGTTCCATAGACATTTACCAGGATCAACAAACTTACAAACTATGAAAATTCAAATGTCTAAAAATAATACAAACAATGGTACTACATATTGTTATGATGGATTTTTCTGTGCAAAAGAAGTTGCCGCTGGAGTTACCTCCGGAACTCCTGGTAATAATTTCGTAAACTAAATGATTTTAAAATTGGAATTTATATAATGGCGTTAAAGAAAATTAGTAATAAAAGCATATTTGGAACAACATTAGTCCAACATTATGGTTGCGATTTTTCTGATGTTAGTTGTGGTACTTCAGTATGGACCGAATGGGATAACACAACCTTTCAACCAGTTGAGCGTGATTCCCATTTAGAGTGTGTGTTTACTGGAAGTGTATACGCAGAAAATAGCACGACTGAAACTCTTAGAAGTGGTAATATGCAATTAGTTATTGATGGTAATTCAGAATACTTGATGAATGGTATAATTGGTGGAAGAGGAACATTAAGTGGAGAAAGATACTTTTACAATCCAAGATTTTCTCAACATAATGTTAGACAGCAATTTAATCTGTCAAACTTTGCTACCGGATTATATTTAAATCACATTATGGCGCCAGGTCACAATAACTTAATTACTGTTGCAATTCAAGTGAGTGCTGATAATAATCAGCACAATTTACAATTTAAGGACGGTTATATGACTATCACCGAACTTGACGTAAGTGCTTTCACACCGAACACTTAAAGAAAGATATATATAAATATGTATAGAAAAGACATTAAAGGGTAATAAAAATGGCATTAACTAAAGTAACAAAACATATTGTGTTCGGTTCGCAACTGATTGCACACTATGGTAAAGACTTATCAGATTTAACTAGTAGTAGTAGTTCTTATACTAGATGGGGTGAAGCGGTAATCTTTACTCCACAATATGCCGATTCCCATTTGGAAATTGTGTTTACTGGAAGTATGTTTACCGGATCAAACTTCTCCGGAACCAACAGATATGGAAACTTAGCAATTCGAGTTAATGGAACTGATGAGTATGTTCAAGAAGGTACGATGGGTAGAGGCGCAACTAATGTTGGTACATTTCATTTCTATAATCCTAGATTTTCGCAACATAATGTCAGACAAGAGTTTCATCATTCAAATTTTGGAACTGGTGTATATGCGAACCATATTCACGCTCCAGGAACTACGAATCCACAAACAGTTGAGATTATGATGAGTTCTGATGCTGGACAATATAGTATTCAATGTCAAGATGGTTATGTAACTATTTCTGAGATTGCCGGCAATCATCACGATTTGACATAAGAGAGGTAAAACAATGGCACTAACTAAAGTAACAAAACATATCGTACATGGGTCTCTCTTAGTTCAGTTTAAATATGCTGATTTGAGTGACACTAGTATCACATCTAATACACAAACATATCAAGTGGTTGGAAGCGCAATCACTATGACACCTCAGTATGGGGACTCAATTCTTGAGTGTACGTTCTCAGCATCATATGAACACGACCAGACAGGTTCGGATAGTCAATATGCTATTTCTTTGTTTGTCAACGGTATTGAAGAATATGAACACACACAACTAGGTGGTGGTCCAACTGGAGGTAATTCGTTTACTCAACATGGTGGTGAGCATGATAGGGTTTATTCTAATATTTTTCACTCTTCATTTAGAGACACAAAGCAAAGTGTGGGGTGGGTACATAACCACACGCCAGGAAATACTAATGCACAAGTAGTTGATGTTAGAGGAAGAAGTATGGATAATAACGGTTGGCAGTTGTATGTTCGTGAGGGGTTCTTAATTGTAAAAGAACTGTCTATGGGAGTTAACTCAGGATCGCAGAACTAATTATGATTGAGGTGTACTGTGCCATTAACAAAAATTACTAAAAAGTCTATTAAAGGTAGTCTACTACTTCAATATAAATATATAGATTTATCGGATTCTTCCTTAACTTCAAATACACAAGGGTTTACTCGACATGGTGAAGTTCTAGAACTTACACCATTGGTTGGGGATTCAATATTAGAAGTTACGTTTTCTGCAAATATAAGACAAGGGTCTACTGGTGATGATGACCAGTATGAATTTGCACTATATATTAATGGAGAACAAGAATATTTAGAAAGTCAACTTCTTGGTGGTCAAGCAAGTGGAAATGCTTATTCGGTACATGGTGGTGAACATGATAGGGTAACTGCACATGTGCAGTACGCATCCTTTGCCGAGAAAATACAAAATGTAGGATTAGTGCATTGCCATCAACCAGGAAATACAAATAAACAGGAAATAGAAATTCGTTTTAGATGTGTAGATAGCAATTCGAAGAGTGTACACATGAGTGAAGGATTTTTGATTGCGAAAGAAATGGGTGCCGACAATGCTGGATTGTCAGGTACGCTGAACTAAATAACATTTAAGTATATTATAGGAGTATTAAATAATGTCAGATACAATTCCAACCGCCGTTATGAAGAGAAGTGGTCCGCAGTCTTTGGAAGAACTTAGACGTAAAGGACCTGCTACGAGAGAAGAAATTGATGCGTTAGCAGAAAAGTATGGTATGGGAGTTGGTCTCACCAATGCTGAAAATGATAGAGTTGCCGAGTATTTTAAAACACGAAGAAATGCTGGAGATTTGGCAACATTATTAGGAGTTCTTTATCCAAACTGTGAATGGACAATGCGAGGTACCAGAAAAGATAACCAAGCAAAAACTTTTGATGATAGAAATCCTAACACATGGGATGCCGCTTTATATGAGCAACTTGAGTGGGATGATGATAACCCTCTTCCTAAACCTACAAAAGCAGAGTTACAAAAGATGATTCCTTTTGTACAAGATATTCTAGACCAAGAAGCATATATAAAAATGCGTAGGCAGTTTTACCCAACAGAACCACAGATGGTTCGTGCGATGTGGGAATATATTGTTGAAGGTAATAGAGAAGGTATTGATGCACTTCAAGCGCGAAGACTTGCTGTTAAAAAGCGTTTTCCGAAACCAGAAAACAAACATTGGATGGTTCAATCGGAAGATTATTTAAGAGTATATCCTAATAGTCCTGCTGACATTTTGCGAGACATTGATGAAGAAGAATTAAGAAAATTAGCATTTTCTCCAGGTGTTCAAAGTGAAGATGCTGAACCACTTGCAACCTCACTATCACTATCAGAACAAGCAGAGAAAATTCTTGCTAAAAGAGCAAAAACTAAAGTTGGACAGCATCTTGGAGGAGATAATCATATCTTTATTACTCGTACACTTGAAGACGTTGATGAATTAAAAGAAAAATTATCAAAGTCAAATGCCGAAGATGAATAAATAGATATATAAATAAGAAAGTAATAGGAGAGTAAAACTATGCCATTAAGAAACGGTAGATTAGTTCTAGAACGTCAAGTTAGTGACTTTGCCGAAAGGTTTACGGTAGACCCCAATAATCTGCTATCTGTTGGTACAGTAGTTGGATTAGCAACCTCAGGTAACTATGAGTTAGCAATTACAACAGGTTCATCGGACAACAAAGCAATTGGTGTTATATATGCTTTAGATAGAAGTTCAAATCCATATGTCGCACTTAAAGGTAGATGCATTGTTAATACTAGAGGAGTGGTTGCCAAGGGTGATACTCTTGTGTTAAGTTCATCTAAAGGTAAGTTAACAACAAACAACGCCGCGGCATTTCAGGATGTTAAAGCACTGGCGATTACAACAACTAACGATGAACACGGTCAAGTTGAGTGTATTCTAGTCTAGACAATAATAAAAACACCATAATAATAAAACTCAATAATCTCCAAGGTATAAATACTATTAGAACATAGATACCTTGGAGATTTTTTTATATGGCAAATCCAGCAAGCAGAAGCGACTTACAAGAATATGCACTGCGCCGTTTAGGTAAGGGTGTCATTGACATTAATGTGTCAACAGACCAGATTGATGATAGAACTGATGAAGCACTTCAGTTCTTTCAGGAATATCATTTTGACGGTGTAGAAAAGACTTATTTAAAGCATAAAGTAACCGCCACCACTCTTACTGTGTCTAACAGCGCACAGTTTTCAGCAAATGAAAAATTAACCGGTTCAACTAGCGGCGCAACATCATTTGTTTTTGATAAACCTACAGCAACCACAATTCGTGTAAGATATGAACTTGGTGACTATACACCTGCAGAGACAATTACAGGTGCAGTATCAGGCGCAACAGACACAGTTACTACAATTGTTGCTGGTGATATGAAGAATGGTTATGTTCCTGTAACTGATGCTATCACCGGAGTGGTTAGAGTATTTCCATTTGGTAATGCATCTTCATTAGATATGTTTGATGTTCGTTATCAATTGCGGTTAAATGAAGTTTTTGACTTTGCGTCAACTTCTGTAATATACTATAACATGATACAAAATCATATTTCATTATTGAATGAGATGTTGGTTGGACAGCAATCAGTTAGATTTAATAGACATACAGATAGAATTTATGTTGATATGGATTGGGAACAACAAATTCTACCAGACCAGTATATTATTTTTGAAGCATATAGAATTCTAGACCCAACAACATATAATGATGTTTATAATGATATGTTTCTTAAAAAATATTTAACCGCGCTAATTAAATTACAATGGGGTAATAATTTAAGTAAGTTTGCTGGTGTGCAAATGCCCGGAGGCGTTACACTTGATGGTGTTCGTATCATGCAAGAAGCACAAACCGAAATCGAAAAGATTGAAGAAGAAATGTCTTTGAGATATGAGTTACCAGTAGACTTTATGACAGGATAACAATATGGCACTTAATGCGTATTTCGACCAAGGCGGCGGATTAGATAGTACAGGTTATTCAACAGAGCAAACTTTAATTGAAAGTCTCTATACAGAGGCGATTAAAATATATGGTTTCGATGTTCACTATATTCCGCGCACACTTGTTAATGAAGATACTATCTTTACAGAAGATGGATTATCAAAATTTACATCGGCACATCCAATTGAAATGTATTTACAGTCTGTGGATGGGTTTGAGGGTGAAGGTGACTTCTTATCTAAGTTTGGTGTTGAAATTCGTGACCGTGCTAGTTTTGTTGTTGTTAAGTCGCGATGGACGACAGAGGTAGATAATAACGCATCTTTGATTGTAGAAGGTCGCCCTAATGAAGGAGACTTGCTATGGTTTCCATTGACAAATAGTTTGTTTGAAATTAAGTTTGTTGAACATGAAAATATATTCTATCAGTTAAATCAAATATACACATATAGATTAGATGTAGAACAATTCATTTATAGTAACGAAGCACTTGACACAGGTGTTGCCGCGATTGACGCAATTGAAACTACATATAGTTCAAATGCATTTGAATATGAATTGAGACTTGAAGATGCATCAGGTTCTATACTACTTGAAGACGGATTTAAACTCATTAAAGAAGATTATAACTTAGCAACAATTGTGCCTAGTTCACAAAATTATGATTTTGGATTATCTGCTGATGATATTATTGACTTTAGTGTTTCAAACCCATTTGGTGAGGTACAAAGATAATGTTAGGACAATCACACTTTTATCATGAGACTATTAGACGAACTGTTGTTGCGTTTGGTAGTGTGTTTAATGATATACATGTAAGAAGACCGGATTCAAGTGGAACTGCATTACAGTCAATGCGGGTGCCTTTAGCATATGGACCTAAAGCAAAGTTCTTAGCAAGACTGTATGAAGACCCAACAGGAAACTCACCTATACAGTTAACTCTTCCTAGAATGGGATTTGAGATTACAGGATTTAACTATGATTCCCAACGTAAGGTTAATAAATTAAATGTACTTAAAAAAGTAGACGATTCCGTAACAAATGGATTGAAAAAACAATACTTTTCTGTTCCATATAATATTAATTTTTCACTATTTGTGATGGCAAAAAATCAAGAAGATGCTTTACAGATTGTTGAGCAAATTATTCCTTTTTTCACACCAGCATTTACATTAACTATTAATGCTGTTCCTGAAATGGGTATTAAAGATGACTTTCCTTTAATTATGGACTCACTTACATATGAGGATGATTATGAGGGAGATTTTGCTACTCGTAGAAGTATCATATATACTTTATCATTTACAACTAAAGTTAATTTTTATGGACCTGTATATGAGCAAGGAGTTATTAAGAAAGTTAAAATTGATAATTATCTTGACGCCCCTACATCAACTCTAGTAAATACTAGATATGAAGCAACACCTAACCCAACATCTGCAGAAGCAGATGATGACTTTGGATTTAGTGAAGTGTGGACAGATGATCCACAGACATAGGATTTTAAATAATGGCAACTAAAACTATTTTAAACACATCTGCAACTAGAGCAACATTCACAGTTTCTGGAGATTTTACAGTTGGAACAGTAGACTTTGACTTAGATGTGGACTCTCTAGGTAGAGATGAAACTGCAGTAGACCCAGAGTGTATTATTCTTCAAATTGACTATGATAATAATGTTGGTGACGTTTTGATAGAACGTGTGACCACCCCAAATACAACTCCAGTTTTTTCATTTAGTGGTCCAGGTGTTGGTTCAATTGTTAACACAGGTCAATTAGGGTTATCCGCAGAACCAGGAAAAGATATCAGAGTTACGATTGAAGATGGAACAGTAACCATTACGTTGAAAAAAGTAAGCGGATTTACTCAACAGTAGAGATAATAATATGAATGATAAAGTGAATACAAAACTAAATGACTTGTTTGATGTTGCCGGAGAAATAATAGAAAGCGATACTAAACACTTACCCTCAACCCATGTCGATGCACCTAGTCTAGATTTATCTGATGCCGATGCCGATTATGAGGTGGCGAGACAAAATTTTCACTTACTTATAGAAAAGGGTAATACTGCAATAGAAGGAATTCTACAACTTGCAAGAGAAGCAGAGAATCCTCGTTCATATGAGGTTGCTGGACAGTTAATTAAAACAGTTAGTGATGTAACTCAAGACTTGATGAGACTTCAAAAAAATATGAAAGACTTAAAAAAAGTAGATAAAGAAGATGCACCTACAAATGTAACAAACGCATTATTTGTTGGATCAACCGCAGAGTTGCAAAAGTTACTTCAAGGTGACACAAAAGATATAAAGGTAATCGACCATGAGTGATTTCGATTTTGGTTTCACCGCTGTAGATGAAAATGAACTAGAAGCAGTACAACAATTAGCACAGACTGCAACATCATCAACAGAAGAGGTAGCAAAACTACAAGCAAAAGTAAAAAAACTGCATGAAGCAGTTGTACCGCTTTTAAATAACTTAAAAGCAAATCCAGATAAAGATTATATCTATTGGCCAAATCGTACATTAAAGATTGACCAATTTGAAGTTGTATTACAGAAGATTATAAATGAGTGATAATTATTTAGGTAATCCTAATCTTAAAAAAGTAAACGTACAAGAACAGTTTACTAAAGAACAGATTGAAGAGTATATCAAATGTTCTAAAGACCCGGAGTACTTTATTATTAATTATATTAAGATTGTTAATCTTGATGAGGGTTTTGTACCATTTGAAATGTATCCATTTCAAAAGAAGATGGTTAAAACATTTCACAAGAACAGATTTTCAATTTGTAAGATACCTAGACAGTCAGGTAAATCAACTACAGTGTGTTCATACATTTTGTGGTTTGCATTATTCAATCCTACTGTAAACTGTGCTATTCTCGCGAACAAAGGCGCACTTGCAAGAGACTTGCTTGCAAAAATTCATATGTCATATGAAGCACTACCTCCTTGGTTACAGTTAGGTGTTAAAGTATGGAACAAAGGTTCTATTGAATTAGAAAATGGTTCTAAAATTGTAGCATCAGCAACATCATCATCTGCAGTTCGTGGTGGATCATTTAACTTAGTATTCTTGGATGAATTTGCGTTCGTTCCATTCAATTTAGCAGATGAATTCTTTAAGTCTGTTTATCCTACTATCACTTCTGGTAAAAGCACTAAAGTAATGGTAGTGTCTACACCTAAAGGCATGAACCAATTTTATAAGATGTGGGTTGATGCTGAAGAAGGTCGAAGTTCTTATGTGCCTATTGAAGTTCAGTGGAATGATATTCCTGGACGAGGACAAAGATTTAGAGAAGAGACTATTAAGAACACCTCTGAAGAACAGTGGCGTCAAGAGTTTGAGTGTGAGTTTTTAGGTTCATCGAATACACTTATTAATCCTAATGCACTAAGAAATCTAGCATATAAGACACCAAATTACAATAAAGAAGGATTAAGCGTCTATGAAGAGGCGCAACCAGAACGTACATATGTTATGACTGTTGACGTTTCAAGAGGCGTAGGTTTAGACTACAGCGCGTTTGTAGTGATAGATGTTACAGAGATGCCTTTCAAAGTCGTTTGTAAGTATAAGAGTAATGAAATTACTCCTATGATGTATCCCACAATTATTAATAAGATGGGTACACATTATAATAACGCATACATTCTAGTAGAAGTCAACGATATAGGTCAACAAGTCGCGGATATTCTAAATAATGAAGTAGAATATGAAAACTTACTTTCCACAACATGGAAGGGAAGAGCAGGACAAATAGTAGGTGGAGGATTTGGCACACAGAACAATATGGGTGTGCGTACTACAGCGCAATTAAAAAGACTTGGTTGTAGTAATCTAAAATCTCTAGTTGAAGAAGAAAAATTTGTTATACAAGATTTTGATATAATAAATGAACTATCAACTTTTATCGCTAAGAAAGGTTCTTACGAAGCAGAAGAAGGTAGTCATGACGATTTAGCAATGTGTTTGGTGATGTTTGCTTGGTTATCCGGACAACCATATTTCAAAGAATTGACCGACAATGATATTCGAATGAAATTGTATCGCGATAAGATGCAAATGTTAGAGGATGAATTAACACCTTTTGGTTATATCGCTGATGGAGTGAATGATGTGGAAACATCTTTTGTAGATACTCAAGGCGACAGGTGGGTCATTGTAGACGAAGGTGCATGGTAGCAGTTTCGAAGAAATTAGATATTATAAATATTCATACAATGACTATTGACTTAAAAAATATACGGGAGTAAATAAAAATGGCATTTCAACTTTCACCAGGCGTTCTAGTACGAGAAATCGACTTGACACAGGTTGTGCCAGCAGTAGCAACCTCTCCAGGTGCCTTTGCGGGTGTATTCCAATGGGGACCTGTAGATGAAGTAATCAATATTTCTTCAGAGAATGAATTGGTTTCCGTTTTCGGTGAACCAAATGCTGAAACATATACCTACTTCTTTACTGCGGCAAACTTTTTGTCTTACGGTTCTAACTTACAAGTAGTTAGAGCGGAAACAGGAAATCTAAACGCTACCAGTTCAACTGGTTTTCTAATTAAAAATAGCACACATTATGATAATCTAGGTGCATCAGCAATCGCATCTGGAGCAGGTGAGTGGGCGGCGAAGTATCCAGGCACACTTGGTAACTCATTAAGAGTTTCATTGTGTCAGAATGCAGACGCTTTTTCAAAAACTGCAATCACAACTGTAACAACATCAAACGCAATTGGTGCAACTACAGTTGATGTTGTATCAGCAACAGACCTCATTATCGGTGACTTAGTAGTATTTACTGGTCATAGCACAGAATATGAGATTGTTGGAATTTCAACAAACACACTTACTATCAGAGAAAAGGGAAAGACTACTGGTCTTACCGCTATTGTTGATGGAACATCGGTACCTGTTAATGTAGAAGCAAGATGGTTCTATCATGCAGATTTTGATGGTCCTCCAGGAACATCAGTACAAGCAACTGCCAGAGGTGGTTCGGGCGATGAAATTCATATTATCATTGTCGACCAATCAGGAGATATTACAGGTACAGCAAACACAGTACTTGAGAAATTCTCAAATCTCTCTGTTGCATCAGACGCTAAGAAATCTGATGGAACTGTTAATTACTTTGTAGAGTATATTAATCAATACTCTGCTTACATTTGGTTTGCTGGAAATCACAGTGAATTAGATGCAGACGTTGGTGCCGCTACCGGTCTACTTTCAAATGCGTTTACACATACATCTAGAAAACCAGATTATGCATCACTATCAGGTGGTACAAATGATAATACACCAACAGACGGTGAATTGCAGACTGCTTATACACACTTTGCAAACGATGAACTCTATGATGTTTCGCTTATTCCAGTTGGACCTGCATCAGGTGTAGTTGCTAAGTGGGTCGTAGACAATGTTGCAGAAATTCGTAAGGACTGTATGGTATTCTTATCACCAGAACTTGCTGACGCAACTTCAATTACAGCGGCAACCGATATTGTAGACTTTAGAAATGTATCTGCAAATATCAACTCATCATTTGCAGTAATGGACTCTGGATGGAAATATCAATATGACCGTTACAGCGATGTATATCGTTACATTCCATTAAACGGCGATGTTGCTGGATGTTGTGTACGCACAGACTTAGTTGCTGATCCATTCTTCTCACCTGCTGGATTCCAGCGTGGTCAAATTAGAAATGCAGTTCGTTTGGCATACTCACCAAATAAAGCAGATAGAGATACTCTCTATAAGAAGCAAGTTAATCCTGTTGTTTCATTCCCTGGACAAGGCGTTGTCTTGTTTGGCGATAAAACAATGTTGACTTCACCTTCAGCATTCGATAGAATTAATGTTCGCAGATTGTTCATTATTCTAGAAAAAGCAATTGCAACAGCGGCGAAGTTCCAGTTATTTGAATTTAACGATACATTTACTAGAGCAAACTTCAGAAACTTGGTTGAACCATTCTTGCGTGATATCCAAGGTCGTAGGGGCATTTACGATTTCAAAGTCGTATGTGATGAAACTAACAATACTCCTGCCGTTATTGATGGTAATGAGTTTAGAGCAGATATCTTTATTAAACCTGCAAGGTCTATTAACTTTATCACACTAACATTCGTTGCAACAAGAACTGGTATCAGTTTTGAAGAGACTGGCGTTTAAGGGATAAATAGGATAAAATAGGAGCAAACAATGGCAACAATTTCAGACTTCAAATCCCGTATGGTAGGAGGCGGTGCAAGAGCAAACCAATTTAGGGTTACTCTTACATTTCCTGACTATGTAACAGGCGAGGTTGCGGGTGCCGCGGGACGTGATGCAGAATTTCTCTGTCGCGGTGCCGCATTACCTGGATCAACTATCGGCAATACACCAGTCAACTATAGGGGTCGTGTAGTAAACTTTGGCGGTGAAAGAACTTTCACTCCATGGACTATTACAGTATATAACGATACTTCTTTTGCAATTCGTGACGCATTAGAAATCTGGCAAAATGGTATTAACAACCCAATCACTAATAGAGGTAAAGTTTCACCTTCACAGTATTTGGTTGACCTGCGAGTAGACCATTTAGACAGAAACGATGCTATTCTAAAGTCATATATAATTAAAGATGCATATCCTACTAATATTGGTGAGATTGCACTTGACTTTGGAACAAACGATGCAATTGCAGAGTTTACTTGTGAATTTACTTATCAATTCTTTGAAAGTCTTGGTGGTCGTGGTGGTAATACTACCTCAGATACCACTATTTAAGACTGATATAAGTATTGTATAATATGTTAGAGTGGAGATAAAATGGCAGTCAAACTTTTTGGATTTGAGATAGGTCGTCCCGGAGAGGTTCAGAATAATAAGCAGGACATTATTCTTCCTTCTCCGGACGATGGTCAATCAACTGTAAGCGGTGGTGCTTATGGTATGTATCTCAATCAGGATTATTCAGCAAAGAATGAAGCGGACCTTATTAAAAGGTACCGCGAAATTTCTATGTATCCTGAGTGCGAAGCGGCGATTGATGATATTATTAATGAAGCAATTGTATCTGATGAAGAACAGTCTGTTAATATTGTATTAGATGATGTTTCTTTATCGGATTCAGTTAAGAAAAAAGTTAGAGAAGAGTTTAAACAAATTCTGAAGATGCTTGACTTTAACAAGCGTTCTCATGAGTTGTTTAAGCGTTGGTATGTTGATGGTAGACTTTATTTTCATAAAGTTGTAGATACTAAAAATACAAAAGACGGAATTCAAAAGTTACGAATTATTGATCCACGCTCAATCAAGTATGTTCGCGAAGTTGAGAAAGATGAAGCAAATGTATCGGAAGATAATATTGCACACATTAAACGTGTAAGAGAATATTTCTTATATACAGAAGGTTCTGTTATTGGTAATATAGCACAAATCAAAAAGGCGGCGTCAGTCGCTTTAACAAAAGATAGTGTAACATATGTTCCTTCAGGTTTAACTGATTTAAATAATAATATTGTTTTAGGTTATTTACATAAAGCAATTAAACCTGTTAATCAGTTAAGAATGATGGAAGATGCACTTGTAGTATATCGTATTGCAAGGGCACCTGAGCGTAGAGTATTCTATGTAGATGTTGGCAACTTACCTAAGCAAAAGGCGGAACAGTATCTAAAAGACATTATGAATAACTTTAAAAATAAGTTAGTTTATGATGGAGATACTGGTGAAGTCAAAGATGACCGTAAGTTCATGAACATGTTAGAAGACTTCTGGATGCCACGAAGAGAAGGTGGAAGAGGAACTGAAATCACAACATTAGGTGGTGGTCAGAACCTCGGTGAGATTGAAGATGTTGAGTATTTTAAGAAGAAGATGTTCTTAGCACTTAACGTACCACAGTCTCGTATGCAACCTGAAAGTGGATTTCAGTTAGGTCGAGCAACAGAGATTAATCGCGATGAGTTAAAGTTTACAAAGTTTGTCGGTCGTTTGCGTAAAAAGTTTAATGAATTGTTTCAAGACTTACTACGCACACAGTTAATACTTAAAAATATTTTAACTGAAGAAGACTGGGAAGTTATTAAAGAAGATATTCGTTATAGTTATATCAAAGATAATCAGTTTACAGAACTTAAAAATCAAGAGATATTAAGAGAGCGAATTGCGCTGTTGCGTGATACTACAGAATTTGTTGGTCAATATTACTCTGCATTATGGGTGCGTAAGAATATTCTGATGCAAACAGACGATGATATTGAACAGATAAATAATCAGATAACAGCGGAGGCAGAAGTCGCCGCGCAAAACCAAGACGGTGAAGAACCAGATGATGAAGGAGACTTTTAAATGAGTGATAATAAAATTAATTCAATGATTGGCGATATTCGCGATAAGAATTTAGTAGATGCTGAAGTTAAGTTTCAGTCGGTTATGAATGATAAGGTTGCAATGCAACTTGCTACTGCGAAAGAAACACTTTCGAAGAGTTTATTCAATGACAACGGACAACTTGATATTGATGCATCGACAGAAAACTAGAAGGTAGATACATGTCATTAACACTCACCCATATCAGACAAACTTTAGATTTACAAGAAAAAGTTAAAGTTGGCGCCGGCGAAAAAATTGTAAAGAACGAAAAGATTGGTCGTAAAAAGAATGTTGAATTTACAATCACATCAAAAGGTAATAAGTTCTTTGCTTACTTTGATGGCGAAAAGTATGCGGGTTCATATTCTAATCAAAAAGATGTGGAAAATATTGCAAAAGAATACTTGCAACTTGTGGGTGAAGAGTTAGAAGAAAATCGTGCAAAGCGCGATGCAATGAGAGCAATGGGTCGTAGAAGTGGTAAAGACGCCGCTGATATCGATACTGATGCTACCGATACAGATAGAGAGCAGGCAGATAAGAATGTAATCGTTCAGTTGCGTAAAGTTATTTCTTTGCGTGGTATGAAACCTGTTGAGTTCTCTAATGGAAAGAAAGTCAAATTAAATCCTAAAGATGCAGAAAAAATTCTGCGTATCTATCAAAATCTTAAACCTGCTTCTAAATTGCAGTTACAGACTTATGTTTCTAAGTCTCCTGAAAACTTTAAGAAAGCAGTATCAGAGTTAAAAGAAGAGTTGGATGAAGCACCAAAGATGAAGTATGCTCTTGTTGGAACAGATATGAAAATCTATTCAATGGGTAGTGATGAGCGTGACCTGAGATTGGATCGTAGAAGTCTTGAAAAGCGTTTTAAAGATGTTGCACCACTCAAAATGGCAAGACTTAAAACTGCACAAGCAATTGGTGACAAAGTAGATAAGTCGCAACTAAAAGAAGAAACACTTGATGAGGCATTACCTGCACATCTTGCAAAGTTATTTGATAAAGACGGTAACTTCAAAGACCCTAAGAAGCAGAAAATCTTTGATAGAATGATGGGTGATGGTATTGGTAAAGAGATTGCTCAGAAGATGGGTCGTATTCAGTTTCGTGTAGATGCTGATAGTAGAAATAAAAAAGTAAAAGTCTATGTTGACAGCAACGATGAGACAGATGCACAAAGAGCATTGAAAAATCATCCAGCATATGTGTCTGGAGCATTAAGAGTAATACCAGAAGAAAGCGTAAACGAAGAAAAATTTGCTGGATGGATTGCAATCTATAAGGGCAAGAAACTTGAAATCAAAAAGAGTGAAGCAGAAAGCATATATGGTGCAAAACTCAAAGCAATTAAAGACTTGAAAGTTCCTAAGTCACAACAGGGACTTCTTGCTATTAAACCAGCATATGAAGAATTCGTTGACGCAGACCTTGCTAAACAAGTGCGTGAAGAAGTAGAACTTGAAGAGGGTAAGATGAAGCAATTGCATGACCTTATCTCTCAAGGTAAGTCTGCACAACAAATTGCTAAAATGTTAAAACTAGATGTTAAGACCATTCAAGCATTAATGGATGAGACTATTAATAAGGATTCTATTGTTTCTGAAAAGGTTACACCTTATGTATACAACTCATTTAACGAATTCGTAGTTCACCATGGTGATAAAGAAGAAACCGATACTTCTACCATAAAAGAGCGAGCATTGACTAAATTTGAATTAAAGAAGCGAGAGAAAATCGCTAAAGACTTACCTGATGCTGAATTTAAGAAGCGTTATGGTGATGATTGGATGAATGTTAAGATGGGTACCGCCACCAATATGGCAAAGGGCGAAAGTTAAAACATTATACTGTATAAATATTAGTAAAATAAAAGGGTATTTAAAATGGCAATAGGTCAACAATTTCTAAAGGTTACCAAAACGACTAATGTAGTCAGTGTAACTGGAGGTGCGGGAAACACCACCATCGATATAGATGGTGCTTCATTTCTTGTGACAAGTCAAACTGCCGCTTCACCTACTGTTGGTATCAAGGAAATTATTTGGTCTGGTGACGTAACAGTTGAAAGTGCCGCTACAGGAACAATTAAATTTGACAGTGGTGGTGTTACAGCAGGACACATTATACTTCCTGCTACAGAAGTCACAGATGCCGATGAAGACATCAAAGTAACATTAGGTACTAATAGCGGCACATGCATTTTAGTGCTTAAAAAATTAACAGGTTATGCAGGTATCTAACATGAAACTGATTAGAGAAGAAATTTCAGACGCTAACTTTCTTGTAGAAGAGAAGGGTGGCGCAAAACAATATTTCATTGAGGGCGTATTCATGCAGTCCGACCTCAAGAATAGAAACGGTCGAGTATATCCAAAGTCAGTTATGGAAACTGAAGTCAAAAGATATACTAAAGAAAACATTGACCGTAAACGTGCGTTTGGTGAGTTGGGACATCCTGATGGTCCAACAATCAATCTTGAAAGAGTATCGCATATGATTACAGAACTGAAGATGGATGGTTCTAATGTCATAGGCAAAGCAAAGATTATGGATACTCCATATGGTAAGATTGTTAAGAATTTGATGGATGAAGGCGCTACTTTGGGGGTATCTTCTAGAGGCATGGGTTCGCTTAAAGCGGGTCGTTCAGGTGCCCAAGAAGTGCAAGGTGACTTTTATCTTGCAACCGCCGCCGACATTGTTGCAGACCCATCTGCACCTGATGCTTTCGTAAGTGGCATCATGGAAGGTAAAGAGTGGGTGTGGGATAATGGCATCATCAAAGAAGTGAATATCGAAAGATATAAACAAGAAATTAAGAAAGCATCTATGCGTAAATTAGATGAAGCAAAATTGCAAGCATTCGAAAATTTCTTGTCAAAACTTTAAACAACAATTATAAATAATAGACAAACAAATAGGAGATATCCAAATGTCAGTAGAAGATAAAATTAAGGAACTGTTAGAAGCATCAATTGCTGAAGCGGCACCTAAAGGCGCAGAAGACTTAGGTCCTGCTGTAACTGATCCAGAAACAAAGTCTGGTCCAGACGCCGGTAAGAAACAGAAAAAAGCATCTGCTCCAGGTGGAGAAAAACCACAAGAGAAAATGCAGAAAGTCAAAGAAGACGAAGATGCAGATGAAGATGTAATTGCAGAAGAAGAAGTCACTGAAGGCGAACTTCCTCCTGCCCTCAAGAAAGCAATCGCTAAGAAAAAAGGCGAGAAAGTTGATGAGGAAGAGGACGAAGATGAAGACGAAGATGATGAAGAAATGAAAGAGTCCAAGAAAGTAGTCGCTAAAGAAGAAGACGATGAAGATGAGGACGAAGATGAAGATGAAGACGAAGATGAAGTCGAAGAAATGGCACATGGTAAGAAGAAGTTAAAAGCATCATACAAATCCGAAGATTTGGATATTGCTGATGACATGTCTGCCCTTGCTGAAGCAATTTCACTTGATGAAGATACTCAAGCAAAAGCAAAGACTATCTTTGAAGCGGCAGTTCTTTCTAAAGTTAATGGTGCGGTTGCAGATATCAATGAAACATTTGCTGTTGCATTGGAAGAAGAAGTTGCTAAAATTCAAGAAGATTTGACAGAGAAAGTTGACACTTATCTTTCATATGTTGTTGAGCAGTGGGCATCTGATAATGAACTCGCAGTTGAGCGTGGTCTTAAATCAGAAATCACTGAAGATTTCATCGTTTCATTGAAGAAAGTATTCGAAGAGCATTACATTGATGTTCCAGAAGACAAATATGACGTAATGGCAGAACAGCAATCAAAAATCGAAGCACTTGAGACTAAACTCAATGAGCAAATCCAAAAGAATGCTGAAACTGCAAAAATCGTCAACGAAGCAAAGAAGCAAATTGCTATCGAAAATGCTACTAAAGACTTAACTGACACTCAAAAAGAGAAGTTTGCTGGTCTAGTAGAAAGCGTACAGTTCGACACTGAAGAACAGTACAAAGAAGAATTGGGAACACTCATTGAGAGTTACTTCCCAAAAGTTGCCAAAACTATCGAAGAGGACGCGGTTGCTGTTGAAGAGATTTCTGAATCAGTCAATCTAACCGGAGAGATGAAAGACTATGTTTCTGCAATCTCCAGAACATTTAAGGCAAAGTAATAGTATAAATAATACTGTTACATTTATTAAAAGTAAAAACAAGGAGATATAAAAATGTTTTTAACAGAAAACCTTCAGCAGAAGTGGGGTCCTGTTCTTGAGCATCCTGACATGCCTGCCATTCAGGATTCTTACAAGAAGGCAGTCACAACTGTAATTCTTGAGAACCAAGAAAAAGCAATGAAAGAGGAGCGTGGTATGCTCCATGAAGCGGCACCTGCCAACGCCGCTGGCGCTATGCCAGACAGTGGTGGGGTTGCTAAGTTTGACCCAATCCTGATTTCGCTTGTACGCCGTGCAATGCCTAATCTGATTGCATACGACATCTGTGGTGTTCAACCTATGACTGCTCCAACTGGTCTTATCTTTGCAATGAAGTCTACTTACAGCACCCAAGGTGGTACTGAAGCACTCTTCAACGAAGCAGATACAGACTTTGCTGGTGTTGGTACTCACGCTGGTTCAAACCCAGTTGATGGTACTCATACAACTGGTACCGCCGCCGCAACCAACCTTGGTGAAGCACTTGGCGATGGCGCTGTTGCAATGGGTAACTCTGGTCAGTTTAACGAAATGGCATTCTCAATTGAGAAGACCACCGTTACTGCTAAGACCCGCGCATTGAAAGCAGAATACACACTTGAACTTGCACAAGATTTGAAAGCAGTTCACGGTCTTGACGCTGAAACAGAATTAGCAAACATCTTGTCTGCAGAAATTCTTGCTGAAATCAACCGCGAAGTAGTTCGTACTGTGTACACATCTGCTAAAGCAGGCGCACAAGCAGGCGCAGTAGCAACTGCTGGTACTTTTGACTTAGACGTTGACAGTAACGGTCGTTGGTCAGTTGAGCGTTTCAAGGGACTCTTGTTCCAAATCGAGCGCGATGCTAACACAATCGCACAAGACACTCGCCGTGGTAAGGGTAACTTCATCATCACTTCAAGTGATGTTGCATCTGCTCTGTCAATGGCAGGCGTTCTTGATTACGCACCTGCACTTCAAACTGGTCTCCAGGTTGATGACGCTGGTAACACCTTTGCTGGTGTACTTAACGGTAAGATTAAAGTCTACGTTGATCCATATTCAGCAAACAACTCAGATGCTTCACAGTTCTACTGTGTAGGTTATAAGGGTACTTCAGCATATGATGCTGGTCTGTTCTATTGCCCATACGTTCCGTTACAAATGGTTCGTGCAGTTGGTGAGAATACATTCCAACCTAAGATTGGTTTCAAGACACGCTACGGTATTGTCTCAAATCCATTCACATCTATCAGTGCTGATAGCAACGCTTACTACAGACTTACTAAAGTTACTAACCTTATGTAAGATTGCTGTAAAGCAAAAAACGAGAAAAGGGTCCTTCGGGACCCTTTTTTTTATTATAAATTCATGATAATACTTAGTCAATTTATCACTCTAATCTTATAAGTAATAGTATGCATTTTGCATAAAATTTTATGGAGAAAATTATGTGGACTAAACCAACATATACAGAAATGAGATTTGGATTTGAAGTAACAATGTACATAATGAACAAGTAATACTCAGAGGGGACTAAATGTCCCCTTTTTTAAATGGATAAATAGTAGTATAAACGAATAGGAAAACTACTATGGCATATGACAGCAATGTTAACATTCAGACATGGGTTCAATCAAATCCAGTTCAGCAAAATTTAAACTATCTTGCACCGTCATCATTTGTGTTTACAATGCAAAATCTTCCAACTGTTGCATTTACATGTCAGACGGCAAATATTCCTAATACTACATTAGGAATGTCTACACAATTTACAAGAGTTAAAGATACTCCAGTTCCTGGTGACACATTACAATTTGGTGACTTATTAATTACCTTTCTTGTTGATGAGGATATGGTAAACTATAAAGCACTCTATACATGGATGAGAGCAGTCAGTGGTGACATTGACACAAAAGAGTACACAGATTATATAAACTCTTCTGTGGCGCATCCTGCGGCGTCTAGTAGTACATTAAAACCTATTGCTCCTACTATGACAGACGCTACAATGACAATTACAAATAGTAGCAATAATGCAAACGTAGAGATACGCTTCAAAGATTTATTTCCAACTTCATTGGAAGCACTACAGTTTGATATCACAGACACATCAATGCCATACATCACGGCATCTGCATCATTTTCATTCTCTTGGTTTGATATTGTGAAATTATAACTTTTACCCTTTTTTTGCTTGACAAAAAGGTAGAAGTGTGTCATTATGTATAAAATTATATGTGAGGAATGAATGATAGAACTAGACAAGTTACAACAAATGTGGGCGGCAGATGCTGGATTCGATGACACCGAACTTAGCAAAGAAGCATTAAATGTACCAAATCTACATGCTAAGTATGTTGCAATTTTAAGCACAGTCAAACTCAATCTCAGAAAAGAACAAAGCGATTACGCAAAACTTAGACGCTATAAGTGGCGGTACTATCGTGGAGAACTGTCGGAGAATGAATTAAAAGAACTTGGTTGGGAACAGTACTTGGGTGCAAAACCTCTGAAGAATGAAATGGAAGAACAACTAGAAGGCGACTTTGATTTAATCAAAAAGAAAGACAAAGTTGTATATTATGAAACGGTTGTAAACTTCTTAGAATATGTTGTTCGTAGCATCAACTCGCGTGGGTGGGATATCAAGAATGCAATCGAATGGCACAAGTTTACTAATGGGGTAATGTAATGAACACTGTTGAGTTATTTCCAACAAAAATATACACAGATATGTTTCCTGTTATAACTGCCGATCCTGACTTATGGGTAGATGAGTTAAGAAAAGCACATATTGATTGGCATCGTTATAAAAATGTAGAGAAAGGACCCACAAGTCCATCAAGAATTAATCTTTTAGATACTAAAGATACTGCACTTGATGCATTTAAAGAAAAATATATAAAATACTTTTCTGACTTACATGGGGTTGATTTGATACCTCACACTTTATGGATGAACTTTGCATCAAAGTATGAGCATCATGGTCAACATTGTCATTATAGAATGAAGAAACTTTATAGCATTGTGTGGTACATTAAGCATGATGGAGAAAATGGTAATTTAGTAATTCATAATACGAATCCTCACAAGTTATTACCTTTAGGTCCTGAACCTTTTACGATAATGAATTCATATCAAAATGGTGTTATTGCTATTCCTTCTTGGTTAGAGCATGAGACAGAAGCAAATCTTACTGATAATGAAAGAATTTCAATAGTAATGGATATTGGTTTACCTTTAGATGCACCAATTTCTGATTCCGAAAAACTATTGAATGAAGTATTATGAGGCAGTAACGCAATGAAAGTATATCAATGTGCTATATGCGGTGAACTATATTTTGAAGAGATAGAAGGACCTTTAACACCGGACTATGTTTGTCCTGAGTGTGGTGCATCATATAAGAGTTTTGTAGATATAACAGATGAATATAATTCTAACTAAAGTGAACGAAGTCTTTATGACTGTAGAATGTGAAGATGCTGGTGTTCTTATGGAACTATCAGAGTACTTTACGTTTAAAGTTCCTGGTGCCGAATTTATGCCTACATTTAGAAATAAGATGTGGGATGGTAAAATAAGATTATTCAATATGTGGACAAAGCAATTGTATATTGGATTGATGCATCACTTAGAAGAGTTTTGTCGAACTAGAGAATATAAACTATTGGGTCAGTCTAGTGTAGTTAAAAAAAGTGAAATAACTACAGAAGATGTTGTGAAGGCATTATTGGACTTAAATCTTCCTTTTAATCCTAGAAATTATCAAGTTGATGCTATAAGAGATGGAATAAATGATAAACGATTGATGATGCTATCTCCAACCGGTTCTGGTAAATCATTAATCATTTACGGACTAATTAGACTAGCAACAACTGGACGAGTACTTATAGTTGTTCCTACAACTTCTCTTGTTGAACAGATGTATAAAGACTTCAAAGATTATGGTTTTGATAGTGATGAGAATTGTCATAAAATTTATTCTGGACATGACAAGAACACCGATAAGAGAATAGTAATTACAACTTGGCAGTCTGTATATAAACTACCCAAAGCATGGTTTAAAGACTTCTCAATGGTCATTGGTGATGAGGCGCATCTATTTAAAGCAACATCACTAAAGACGCTCATGGAGAAGTGTGAGAATGCTATGTTGCGCTTTGGAACGACAGGAACACTAGATGACGCGAAAACGCACAAGTTAATGTTAGAAGGATTATTTGGTCAAGTACGCAGATTTACAACATCAAAGCAGTTAATGAAAGATGGACAACTTGCAAAATTAAAAATTAATTGTTTGATGTTAAATTATTCTGATGAGGTAAGAAATTCAACTAAAAAATACTCTTATCAAGAAGAGATGGATTTTCTTGTATCACATGCACCAAGAAATAACTTTATAAAAAATCTCGCTTTGGATCAAACAGGAAATACTTTATTACTATTTCAGTATGTTGAAAAACACGGTAAGATATTATATGAAATGATTAAAGAAAAAGTTGGTGATAGAAAAGTATTTTTTGTCTATGGAGGAGTTAATGCAAATGAAAGAGAAGACATTCGTGCAATCACAGAGAAAGAAACTGATGCAATTATTGTTGCTAGTTATGGCACTTTCAGTACTGGTATTAACATTAGGAACTTACATAACATCATTTTTGCTTCACCATCTAAATCAAAAATTAGAAATCTTCAGTCTATTGGGCGTGGGTTGAGACTAGGGGATAACAAGGAAGAAGCGACATTATATGATATTAGTGATGACTTGAGTAGAGGTGCCCACAAAAACTATACACTGGATCATGCTGTAGAACGTATTAAACAATATAACGAAGAAAAATTTAAATATAAAATTATAAAGGTTAAGATATGAGTGAAGTAGTAAGACTAGTGAAGTTGAAAAATGGCGACACTCTTATAACAAAAATTGATGTAAGTGAGGAGAAAGAATATGCTACGTTAAAAGAACCTGTGTTAATACATAAATGGATGCAACAAGATAGAGAAGGTGGTGGTGCATATGAAAACGCCACGTTCGGACCGTGGGAGTCTTTTTCTGGTAATCAAATATTTCATATTTCAAAAAAAGAAATTTTATGCTTGACATTACCTAGAGAAGATGTTATAATGTACTATAATCGTCTAATTGAAAGACTGAGGGTAGAAACACCGCCTAGCATGATTGATGACTTAGATGAAAATAGTATAGAAAGATTAAAACGATTGAAGAGTATGGTAGATGATTTAAATATTAGCATCGAACCTGGTGACAACACCGAACTACAAGATGAGATAGAAGAATATTTGTATAACGCAAGTAAGATAACAAAACACTAATTGGAGAGATTATGACCAGTGCAAAAAAAATTCCCAAAAAACGGGAACATTATGTTAACAATAAAGATTTTTTAGAAGCATTAATTGAGTATAGAAAAGACTGTGATAAAGCAGAAGCAGATGGAAAACAGAAACCACCAGTAACAAGATACTTGGGTGAATGTTTCTTAAAGATTGCACAGCATTTATCTTATCGTCCTAATTTTATTAATTATACATATAAACACGATATGATTTCGGATGGTATTGAAAACTGTTTAATGTATTTACATAACTTCAATCCAGAAAAATCAAAGAATCCTTTTGCTTATTTTACGCAAATTATCTATTATGCATTCTTGCGTAGAATTCAAAAAGAAAAGAAACAAACTGAACTGAAGCAAAAACTCATTCAGAACATGATGGTCGATGAAACTATGTTCACACAAGATGGTGATGATAGTGCCTATGCAAACCAATACTTAGACTTTCTGCAAGATAATTTTGTTCGACAAGATAGTGAAGAACGTGAGGAAGAATTTGCTGAAGAAAAACCTAAACGCAAACAGCGTTCAGGTGCTTTAGATGAATTTATGGAGGAATAAGTATGAATACAATTGGTATAGTGGGTGCTGGAAATGCAGGTTTATTTGCGGCATTGACTATAAAGAAGTTGCGTCCTGGACTTTCAGTTTATGTTGTCGGTTCTCCTGAAGTTCCAATTGTTGGAGTTGGTGAGAGTTCTACTGAACATTTTGATAACTTTCGCAAAATCCTGGGACTAAACCCAAAAGATATTGTTAAAGAATGTTATGCAACTTTGAAATATGGTGTATATTTTGAGGGTTGGAAAAAAGATTATTCTGACTATTTACACGCTCTAACTAAAACCGAAGTTACAATTCATGGTGAACCATACGGGTACTACGGTATCATGGACAACTCAGATGTTCCATTAGAGTTGGCAAATAAATGGATGGTTCCACCAAAAAGTATGGTAGATAGTAGTGGTACTAATTTTCCTAAACAATATCACTTTGATACATTTAAACTCAATCAGTTCCTCATTCGCATGTGTAAACAACTAGGTATTTTTGTGTATGAAGACCACATCGTTGATACTTCATTTGCAGATGATGGTAGATTACTTTCTATTCAGAGTAAAGAAAATGAATATGAAGCAGACCTGTTTGTCGATGCATCAGGATTTCAAAGAATTCTCGCTAAGAAGATTCCTGAGTTTAAATGGCAGTCAATGCAAGATGACATGTTTGTAAATTCAGCGTTTGCATTTCCTTGCCCACACGAAGGTGACAACTATAGATGTTTCACTACTGCCAAAGCAATGAAAAATGGTTGGATGTGGCGCATACCTACATATACGAGAATGGGTAATGGATATGCATATAATGATAACTTTACAACATTCGATGAAGCAGTACAAGAAGTAAAAGAAGTTCTTGGTTTTGAACCTGATGTAAAAAAACAATTTAAGTTTGAAGCAGGATACTACAATAAAACTTGGCATAAGAATGTAGTTCTGATTGGACTATCATCACACTTTTTCGAACCTCTAGAAGCAACTGCAATTGGTGTTGGTTTAGAACAAGCAAAAGCACTAGCAGTTCATTTACCATCTAGAGGATTCTCTAATAATGTGACTGATGGATATAATAGAGAAATTCAGAATATTATGAGAAATATGTTTGAATTTATTAGATTGCATTATGTGAACTGTAGAGAAGATACACCTTTCTGGAAACATGTTGCAGAAAGAAACAAAACACATTTACCAGAAAATATTAAAAAATATATTGACATTGCACAGTATCGTGTGCTACAATACACAGACATTGGAGTGCATACTGACAATAATATATTCTATAACACTTCTTGGAACACAGTTTTATATAGTCTAGACCTTTTACCGAAACAAGTTGCCAGTGACTATTTAAATGGTCTTGGTAATAGAGAAATATTCAAGCATATGTGGGAAAATGGTATTAGTACTTTACCACCTGGCAACTATAAAAAACATAGAGAATTTATTGAGGAAATAGTGAATGAAAATAGCATTGATAACTGACACCCACTTTGGTGCCAGAAATGATAGTGATGTATTTAATGATTACTTTTTTAAATTTTATGATGATGTATTTTTTCCGTATCTAGAAAAGCATAATATTAAGAATTGTATTCATTTAGGTGATATCACAGATAGACGTAAGTTTATTAACTTTAAAACATTACATAAGTTTAGACATGACTTTGTATGGAAACTAGGACGCATGGGTGTTGATACGCATGTCATCATTGGTAACCATGATACATATTATAAGAACACAAACGAAGTGAATAGTATGCATACATTGTTCACTGGATTTGATGGTGAGAATGAACCTTGGATTCACACAGAAACAACTGAAGTTGAGTTTGATGGATGTAAGATGCTTTTTGTTCCTTGGATTTGTGATGATAACCGTGAGCGAACTATGGACAAGATTGAAACAACTGATGCTCAAGTACTAATGGGACACTTAGAAGTAAAAGGTTTCACTATGTACAAAGGATTCACAAACTTTGAACATGGACTTGATAGAAGTATCTTTAAGAAATTTGACTGTGCATTCAGCGGTCACTTTCATCATAAGTCTACACAAGACAACATCACTTATCTAGGCAATCCTTATCAGATGACTTGGTCGGACTATGGTGATCCTAGAGGGTTTCACATCTTTGACACAGAAACAAGAGAGATTGAATTCGTAGAAAACCCTTATACAATCTTTGCAAAGTTAGAATATAACGAT